TGAATGATCCCGGGGCTACTGCGCCGAACATTCGGTCAATTTCGTTAACAAAAATAATCTGATTAATCACATCATCTTTGATTTGTAAGCCGTATTTTTTAGCAATCGTTTCAACTCTGTCTATCGAGTCTATGATTGTATTTCTTGACCCGTAGTTACTTAAAACCTTCCTGAGCGCAGTGCCAAATGCTTCGCCTGCCCGGTCGCTTTCAAAGTTTACCTTCTTGCCAACAGCATCCTGAATGTCTTCTAGCGCCTGCAATGATTCACTGAACCGGGTGTTTGCCTCTCGGTACTGAGGGAACGTATCACCTAACGCTGTGTTTAAGTTTCGACGTAATTTTTTAACAACCCTCTCGGCCTCCTGCGTTAACGGATTGGCCCGTCTTTTACCGTAATCGACTTGAGTATCAATGTATCTTTTAGCCTTATGCACACCATAGGCATCTGGCACATCAGTGTCACCTAATCTTTCAAGGACTCGGTTTAACAGGGTTGCCCCTTCCCGGTCTCCCTCAATGTCTGATCCTTTCAAGTTAACCTTAAACTTGCCATTAGAACCGCGCTCTACAGAAACACCTATATCAGCCAAATCACTGATGAACTGTGACATTGGTTGATCAAAATTAACGGGTTGTCCTCTAAGCTGAGTCTGGGCAATCCTATCGATCTGTTTTCCGCTGTCTTTTTGTACATTAATCAAGAAATTGACACGCGACATCATTGAGTCGCCAATAACTTGTGACGGCCTATTCTCAGCGGAAAACCTTGCGCTAGTTTTTCCCAGCTTTAAAATGTTAAGCCCCTTTTGCATCTGACGCTTGTCAAGATTACTAGACGCCTTTATTGACCCCAAAACCGCTGGATTCCAGCCCTGCTTGATTGCTTCACTTGCTTGAGGGTCTGCCTGCACTCGGTCGTTAACAAGTTGGAACTCAACAACCTCTGAGCTGTCAGGCTGACGCTTCAAAGTATCTCTGGTCTGTTGCGTCCTGCGCTGCTGCATAGCCTCAATGTTTGCCGCTACGGACTCGCCAGCCCTTCTGACAGGCTCCATTGCTCTTGTGGCAGCGGCTGCTACTGGCTGAACTGCTTGCCGAACCGTAGGCGGCACCATTACGTCCATAGCCTCTCGGCCAGTTTCTCGGACCATTTGCCCAGTCATTTGCTGCACAGCGGGTCTTCCACCATACCTTGCAGCTTGAGCGGCACCAGCTAATCCAGCCCGAATTGCGCCAGTTTCCGCAACAAGTGGAGCCATTGCTGGCAACTGACTTAAAACTTCGAAGGTTCCCTGAACGTCTTCCTGACCGACTGGCGTCCTTGGCATGTAGGTCGCTTCACCCGCCCTCTGCATGGCCTTCTGCTCGATCATCCGAGCGGCTTCTGGGGTGCCAAATTGACCAGATAATATCTGTTCAGCCAATCCCTCTAAGGTGCCTCTGACCATACCGCCAGCACCAGTCGTAGCGCCTGAAGCCAAGGTCATTAAGACCTCTGCGGCACCAATTAACTTTTCTTGAAAGGATGGGTCAATCTTAGGTTGAGCAGGCGGCGGCATGATTGGGCTACCGTATGCGTCAAGTACCGGGATCTCAGACTCAGCAGCCATCATCTGCTCTTCTAAGGTGCCGCCTGTGACGCCAGAAGGCTCGGGCGGAAAAACTTCATCGCCACTCATCAGCGGAGTTGCGGCAGGAGCAACGTCACCGCCACTCATCAGCGGAGTTGCGGCAGGAGCAACGTCACCAGCTACCATTCCAGACTGCGCCCGAATATCCTGAACTCTTTGTTTTAAAATTTCAGAATCTTGAGGTATGTCATCCGGTATGTTGTTTATCTTTATACCGTCTTTAGTGACGATAGAATATGGCATTAAAAGTCCACCTCTATAACCGTATCAGTTGTTACATTTCCGTCTGCTGACATCGTTGACCTTTGATCAAAAACTTCTTCGCCAGACATTGAAGGCGTTCTCGGTGCGCCAGCAGCGGCAGCTTCAACTTTAGATATGTCGCCATATTTCTTTTTGATCAAAGCTTGGTTATTAACGGCTAACTTTTGAATCTCAAGCAAATTATCATAAAACCTTTGGGGACTTTGCCTTAGCTCTAAGCTACGCATAGCTGTTTCTAACTTGGCACCCTCTCGGTCAGACAATGGGCCTGTACCTCGCATTAAAGCGACCTTGTCCAAATAAATCTTGGATTTCAAAGTATTAATCATCGCCTCAAAATCAACATTTTTCTGCTCAAGGGTAAACAATCCACCAGCGTAAGATCCAGTCGTTTCGTGAAGCGCAGACTCTGTATCTTCTGGCTTTCCACCAAGCTCAAGGATCTGGTTGATAAATCCTATTAGGTCGTCAGATCCAGACAATGCGTTGCTAACATCATTGACCTTGGTCTGCGCCTTCTCTTCAGCCGTGGCCTTCAGGTTTTGAATGTCAAGCTCTAGCTTCTCAGCGACCCGGAAGTCATTGTTTCGTTCAGCCAAACGCTTTTGTTGTTCACGCTTTGCAATTTGTTCTAAAGTTTGGCGTATATCTGAGTCCTCAGCGACCATTGACATGATGTCAACACCGGCCTCTGCCATGCTCTGGAAGCCTTCAAATTCTTGGAATTTAATTTCGTCCTCAAGCTTTTTAACTTGTAACGCATTTTCTTTGATTTTTCCGGGTTGTAATTGCGCTGCCCTAGACTCTTCACCTACCGTCTTCATTGCGTCGAAATAATCTTTCCCGCCGGGTAACTGCGCGATCCTTGAGCCAACGATTGCCTCAGCGCCTTGAGGGTTTGTTTTGGCAAGCTCTCTGGCGTCAACCCACATCTTGTTTAGGCCCGGGTCGCCCCTCGTCGCCTCTACTCGGCTGGCAAAAATTTGATCAACAATTTCTGGGTCAGTTTCTCCTGACAAAGAATTTCTAAGAGCAGTATGAATTTGGGTCGCATCCCTAAAGGCTACCCCCTGCTCTGCCTCTGACTTAGAATCCCATTGTTGTTGGGCCATTTCAGCAAGCTGCGGGTTAATCATGCCTAATTGAAGGTAATCGTCAGACGTTCTTTCAGCTAACGGCTTTTTAAAAAAACTGTTCACAGCAAGCGTTTCTGCTTCTTTTTTGGCTATTTCAGCCTCTCGATCTTCTCTAGCGTATTTAGCCTTTTGACCAGCAGCGCCGACGTTAAAGGCTTGACCGAAAGCCTGTAGCGGACTCGGTATGTTTAACGAATAGTCGTATGGTTGTGCCATTGTTAATTACCTTTCTAAAATCCTAAGAATTCGCCCAAGCCCATGCCAGCGCCAGAAGCCATTCCCGCTAATTGCATTGGAGCGTTTAATACGTTACCCCAAGCCTGAGCCTGACCCAGTGCAGTGCCAGCCCGAGCCTGACCCATCTGACCGTAAAGGTTTCCAATATTTGACGCCGTCTGCTGACCATATGAAGCCTGACCAGAAGCAGCCGCCTGCCCTATTGAAGTTAACCCGGCAAGGTTTTGATATTGATTCTGGATCATGCTCTGCAACATCTGTGGCCTGAATTGACCCAGAGCCGCTTGAATGTTCCCGCCTCGAAGCCCTCCGGTTGCAGAGGCGTTGGCAAGAATACCAGCCTCGCCTTGTTGAACCATTGACTGAAAAATTGGACTCAGCTCGATACCTGAGTAGGCTTGCTGCTGGGCTTCTGGGCCTAACAGCCCAAGCAAAGCCTGCTGACCCTGTAACGAACCAGTACCCGCTTTAACATACGGAGCCATTAACTTTTCAGTGGCTAATCTTGCCGCCCTCTGTTCTTCAACACCCATTTCTGCGGCTTGAGCTTGGAGATCACCGGCCTTTCTAGCCCCCCTAGCCTGAACCGCGCCGCCTAGTATTGAGGCACCCCCTGCTACTAACGCTGTGACTGGATCAGGCATGAATAAATTCCTCTATGTAATCTTCTAATTTTTCGCCGTACATCCTCATCACTAGGTGGGCGCTATCTTTAGCTACTTTATGCCCATGACAAAGCTGTATGACGGTTAAAATAATGTCGTAGTACCCAGCCCTCCACATGAACGATCTGGCGTCTACATTGCCCTCTCGCTCAACGTGGTCTGACGCCTGCCACTTCAAAATGGCGTTTGCCAGCAGCGGTACTAATGCCGCGCTCTTCTGAGCAAAGAATGCGTTGGAGTATTGACCAACCATCATGTGCCATAGAACGTGGTCTAATTCCTTTCTGTCAATCGTGTCGCCGTCGGCAACATCGTCAAATAACTGGATGGATCTGTAAAGGTCGATCAGCCACTCTGTGGCCTCTTCTGGTAGGTAAAAAACTTCAGAAAAGTTACGTCTTAGCCAATGAACATCGCTCATCACACAATCCTCTTCACCTCATTGTCTCACAAATCGACGCTAATTCAATCGCCTACACTATTTCGGTGCCAGACGCACTAATTGTCAGCGCACTTGCCGTCCCAGCCTGAGTCGCAATCGTCGCTCCCGGGGGCAAAATTTGACCAATAAGCTCTGGACAAGTGTACGTTTCGCGTCCACCCAAAACTCTAGCGTTAATCACTAAGTTAGATGCGGCAGGCGAAGACCCAGAGTTTGGTAGGTAAACATTGATAAACACGGTACTGCTGGTGGTGTTTGTGACGGTAAACTTGTCGATCACTGTGGTAACGCCAGTCGCGGTGTACTGTACCGTAGCCGCCGTCTCAGCCAGCTTTCGTGGGATGATGTTCGTTGTTGTAAGCGCCATATTTAACCTACTGTTGAACCTGAGTGACTGCAACCAAAGCCGCTGGGGCCGCTGGTGCAAACGCCGTTGCCGCCGTCGCGTCTAAGAATAAACCCGTATTATCAACCGCAAAAACAAGCTCAACAAAATCTCCTGCGTCCATCGAGATAAAATCACTTTTGTTAATCGACTTTGATTCGTTATTACCAGACAAGGTTACCAAGCTTGCAGAATTTGCAATATCAGCCCCGTTCTTTCTAAACCAAAGCCAACAGTTCTTCGCACTTGCCGAGTTAGATAAAAGCTGTAAGTTTACCGAAAAATTGTACAGGCCAGAGAATTCTGCCACCAGCCTTGAGGTAGGCGTTCCCCTCGTAATACCATTTTCAACGCCGGTCACGTTTAAATCAATGGGGTACGCTGTGTTGATCACCGCAGCGGTTAAGTTTGTAGTCCTTGAAAACTGACCGTAATACTTCTGCTGCTCAATGATTGGTCGAACAAAAATCTCACCGTCAGTCGCGCCTACGATCATTACGATGGCAACCGGGATCGATAAATTTGGTGCTGTGGGCTTTATGTTTGTGAACGCCCCAGCGGTGGCAGGGCTGGCGTATAGCGCATCGCCCTGAACCCAAGTCTCGCCAACCGGGGTTCCTGTCGTGTTAATCTCTCGGACAGAACCAAAAACCGTAACCAATCCAAGGCCAGCAGCCGCTATGTCCTGAGTTGCAACGCCTAAAAAGTATTCAGACGGGTAGGTGCCGTCCGCGATGTAATCTACGAACTCAATCCGATTGCTACCGTTTACACCCCCAAACCCTACCGTCGTGCCGTTGGTGATCGTAGACCCTGAATTATTTCGACCGTAGATGTAGGTCTCTTGACCAACCTGCTGAACAACCCCGCCTGCGTGGTGCAGGTTTAAAGTGTTATCCACTCCATTCCAAACGACCCTAGCAACCTTATCCGAGTGCGGAGGGGATTGGTTAAAGTCGATGTAGTCAGTCTTCAGGTGATTAGTGTCTACCGCCTGATTAGCGGTGTTGGAGGCCAACTGAGCGATGATCTGAACGTCAACAATTGCGTTATCGCTGCTGCCAGCGTCAACAGCGTTAAACAGCTTCTCAAACTGACGGATCTGCTCATGATCATTCAGGAAAACCGCTAACTGATCTCGCGTTAGTCCTAGTCTTGAATTTCTTGCCATCTCAGTAGGCCAACGGCTCGAGTTGAGCTTCTAGTCGTGCAAATGATATGTGAGCGTCAGACTCGCCCGTAAACCTTTGGATGCGCCAGTTTGTCATTGACCCCTGCTGAAACCATACCAACCGCTTGCTTCGATTACCCTGTTTTCCGGCCCTAATTGATCTTGACTGACTCCAAGTCTGACCGTCAACCGAGTAACTTGTACTGATGACCGGGTCAGATCCAAAGGCTACTCGACCAGTCAAAGCGACCAACTCCAATTCGTGGAATACTGCACCTCGGCCCTCGTTGTAAATTATGTTTGTTGAGAATTCCCACCGAACATTATTGCCGTAATGTGTACCAATGTTATTTTCGAAGTAACCAATTACGTTTGAAGACGGGTCACCGATCAGCCACTTGTCGTAGCACCAGATAATGTCTCGGGCCTTGTACCTCGCCAAGCCAGTCGTTGATGTTGACAGGATAAACCACACCGGGATGTTGGTCGCTTGGGTCGCGGTATAATCATAGACTAAGGTCTGATTGGGCAAATGAACGTATAGGTGCTGATGGTTTCTGTCATTTCGAGCCTCAAGCTTGACCGTAGCCAACTGAACCTCAGTGTAGTTGGTAAGAATCTCGTCAACTTCCATCGTTGAAATCTTGTTTGCTTGAGCGTTTACGCCTAAGAAAATACCCGGAGACTCATTCCTGCCGCTTCCTAAGAAGGCAATTGTCTCAACGAACACGCAACAAGCCTGAGTGCCTATGCAACCCTTTTGAATCTGAGCGCCTTCAATTCTTTGGAACGGAAACAGGTTACCGCCGACGTTATCGAATACTTCAATGGTGTGCCGGTTAAGCGCGTATATCTCGTTTCTCAGCTTGACCAAGGCGACCACCGGGTCAGGATCGATTTCCGATGATCCATACTTCAACGGATTAACCGCGTAGGGGTCCAGTAGCTCAGTGACAATGATAAATTCACCGTCAGTGGTCATGAAGTAGCCATCTATCCAAACTACATCAAGCACTAAGCCTAAGTCTGGGTCAGTGACCTGATTAACTGAGGTGCCATCGTAATAAAAAAGATTGCCGCCACTGGCAATCGCCAAAAGGTCAAAGCTGTAGTCGAGTGTTACTAAATTGTCATCAGTGCCGCCAACATCGCCTAGAACCGTTACGGCTCCATCTGCCGCGATAGAGCAGAGCTTAGTACCCATAACACGGTAGCAGACGCCGTCTCGTTCGATTCCACCGCGATTAACGCCCGGACCCTCACCATTCTTCACCAATCCATCAGCAGGGCGCAGATAGCCGTTGCTGATCCCTGACTGCTTTGGCACAGGAATTAGGTTTACTGGATAGCTGGTGCGTATTTCTGCCTGCCCGTCATCAGTAAAAATACCATTTAAGATGGGTATCTGCATGTTTAGTAACCGGGCTTAGGTTTAGGCTTTCTCTTAGTTGGCTTCTTTTTGGCTGACATTATGGCTCACTCTCCGCAGTTAAGGTCACATTTGCTGAGGCGAGAACTGTATTTGGAGCCGCTACCTGACGGATCTCGACAAAACCTTGACAACTTCTGAGGGTTAAATTTGCTTGCATTGACCAACTCTCACCAACAGACATATTTATCCAAGTGCCTGTTACGCCAGTAGTTGGCGTCGTTGATATTATCGTCCACCTGATCTCGTAGTCGGTATTAGTCCCGCCACCCGTTAGCCATGTGTAACTTGTCGTAAGACCTTCAATGATCTGAATTTCGCCGGTATTCCTCGCGTTCCACGTTACTGTCGCCGTACCGCCAAACGAATAACCGTAATAAGAACCGTTTGGGAATAGGTATGCTCCCAAGCCGCTGCCACCGCCAGCAGAATCCTGCAATGTTCTGGCAGAGAAGCTCATGCCATACCCTTGAGCAAGTTCGCGTACCATGTCGTGCCGACGTAGGTAATGACCAAAATGTCGATTGCGTTGGAGTTTGTTGACAAGACCGGGGTAATGCCACCGGGCCACTTGAAGCTTGCAGGCCAAGTAATTAGTCGCGAACCCGTTACGTCTTGCGTAAAGAAAATGTTAACCGTCTGACCCTGAGCGGAATTATTTAAGTTAAACGTCGTAACCGTCTCATCCATTGCAACTGTGAACACGTTACTTTCTGTGCAGTCTATGTCAAGCACGCCGCCTGAGCTTGAGCCTGCAACTGGCGCAGTTTGAGCGTGCCCAGTAAAGTTAGCCCCGTCTATGGTTGGGTTGGCGTTAAATACAGCCAGACCAGTTCCAGTCTCGTCTGTCAGGGCGACAGCTAGGTTTGCGCTGCTCGGTACAGCTAGGAACGCTGATACACCAGCTCCTATCCCAGACAATCCGGTTGGCGGCAGTCCTGTACAGTTTGCAAGGTTGCCAGACGACGGGGTGCCAAGGATTGGCGTAATAAGCGTTGGAGATGTCGCAAATACCGCGTTTCCAGTTCCAGTCTCGTCTGTGATTGCGTTTCTCAGCTCCGCTGATGTCGTTATAAGCGTGTTGCTGCTCAAGTTTATCGTCTTGTTCGTCAGAGTTTGTGGCGCTGTAGTGGTGACCACATCTATTCCTGCAATTTGCAGGCTATTGACGATTGTGTACCACGTTGATTGCAGTTCGTTGAACCTGATCGTGAATGAGCTGCCCGCGCCGAGCGATAACGGAACACCCACCAAAGTCCCGCCATTGCCGTTGATCGTCAACGCGCTAATCGTCTGGGTTGATATGATGATGATCTCTTGCCCATCGTAGCAATTAGCTACGGGAGGCAGGGTCACCGAACCCGCAGCAAACGTGCCGGTTGGGTTCATAATGAGCCAAATCGATTGAGACGACGCGCCCAGAGCGATATTAAAGCCCGAGTTAGTCGGCGCATTAATTACAACTGTATAGTTTGGATCGGCAAAGGTTGTCTGAAAGTATTCGACCAGAGTGCTGATAGACGCCTTTCGAGCGTCACCGTTGCTTGTCGCGTAAACTGGTAACTGATCGCCACCCGACAGGGTCGTAATCGTTGGCAGTTGGTTAATCGTTGGCATGTCAGTTTCCTCAGTTATATTCTAGTGAACCATCTTCACCCGCCAAGACAGGGTCAACAGGTCTACGCAAAAACGCATCGTCGTAGTTTCGCCAAGGCTTGTTACCAGCCCCAGAAGGCATCGTACCCGGTAGCTGCATCTCGTAGGGCTGTGAGAACTTCTGAACCACCGTATTGTAAGAAAGTTTAGCGATGCCCTTAGTGTCAGGCATAACGGCCTTGCCAAAGCTTGGCGCGATCCTAATACCTAAATTGGTGTAAATGGCTTCGTTTGCTAAGTCTGGGACGTATGTCTGCTCATCAAGACTGCTGTCCTGTGGTGACGTTGGCAGTGGGAAGCCTAACCGTAAGCCCTTAGCATTCCACTCAGCCATCATTGCATCCAATCGACGCAGTGCGCTTTGTAGCTGCTCAGGAGTCAAGTCGAAGACGTATGACGCTAGGCCAACCTCTTCAAATGCTTGCTCTATGTATTGGCGCTTTGTCCAGCCCATTTCAGGCTCCTAAAAATTCTTGGATTTTTTGCCCGAGCTTATTATCAGAGGTTCTGCCATCGAACTTCAAGCCTAATTCTGCGGCCTTCTGCTCAAGCTCTGATCTCGTCGGTGGAGCGTTCTCGTCAATCTCTACCGCATTTGGTTCAATCTTGGGTGCATCCCTCGGGGCTATAGCCTCTCCCAAAGTTAAAAACCACCCGTCTGCGATCTTGTCGTCCAGATCTTCTTGCCTTTTGACGCCAGACCATGAGTATGTTTTGCCTGCCGGTCCATGCTGACTGCCGGGCGACTTGTATACAAGTATAGGTTCAAACATTATTTCTTCTTTGCCTTCTTTTTAGCTGTCTTAGCAGTACTTAGTGCAATGGCAACAGCCTGCTTCTGCGGCCTCCCAGACTTCATCTCCGTCTTAATGTTCTTGGAGATGGTTTCCTTAGAATAACCCTTTTTTAACGGCATATCACGCTCCTAAAAAGAAACGAGGGGCCGAAGCCCCCCGCCGTTTTTACGCCTGTCCGAACAACATGATTCCAGACATCTCTGGCTGCTTGTTCACTACACCGAACAGCGTGTCACACCTATACTTGGTGGTCATCGTGTTGATGTCGTAGAACTTCTGCATGACCAGTTCAATGCCATTATCGGTGGTTCCGCGCATTACCGCAGTGCCTGCATCGGCTGGTACTGAGTACCGACCGGGGAGCAGTTCCAGAGCGTCACGCTGCCAGAACGGGTTTGCGTAGGCAGTCGTCGTGTTCAAGAACACGATTGCCGCAGTAGCCGATGGAGTCACTATACAGTTTTGGTACTGAGCCGAGGCGTCAGACGCGACTTGGTTTGAGATAATACCGGGTGATATTACCATCGTCGTGCCGTTGGTTACCGAGATAACTCGGAACGTCTTCAACTGACCAGTAGACTGCTTAGTGATGTGATGAACGGCTTCAACACCAGCGATTGTGAACGCGTCACCAGCGGCTACGTTAGTAGTGCTAGAGACAGTTACACTCTGGTATCGGTTATCGACGTTGATCTGACCACCAACCGATGTGCTAGTTGCAGCAGGAACTAGGTAGTTAGCAGCGCCATTTGTCGTGTTGATTGTGAGTGAACCGCCGCCAGCAGCAGCAGTCAATCGGTTAGCGTAGTCAAGCTTCAACGTGTCAAAGCCAGCTACCATGCCAACGCGGCTGCGCTCATAGGCCGAGTCAGACTTTTCGTTGCCGAAAGATCGTGACGCTTTTGACAGGTCATTAGCCATGCCATTGTAGTCACGGCTCGACAGCGCGAGGGTACGCTCGTAGTCAGGTACACCCTGCTCGTTCATGATCGCGTCAGCTTGAGCAACGTCATCATATCCGGTGGCAGCAGCAGTACGCTTGACGACCAAGGTGCCTTGCAGTGACGCGACGTTCATGATTGCCACGTTGATGTCAGATGCCAGCTTCTGCTTTGCAGCAGCGCCGAGTCTGTCTTCCTGCAAAGCGTCACGCAATTCCAGAGCGTTCAAAGTGAACGGCACTGCTTTGCTGAAGCTGATGCTTGAAGGAACGGACAACTGGGTGAAGTTCTTATAACTGCCAGAAATGTCAGTGCCGGGAGCGGCATTGATTGACTCACCGATATAAGGCATTGGACGCCAGATCGTGTCGTTTGTACGCTCCATCATCACCTGATCGGTGGTGTAGATGCCTACGTTCTTGCTTAATACGAGTGCGTCTTGGAAACCTTCAAGAATATTCTCAAACGCCACTCTTTCTTCTTTGGAAAAGCTATTAGCCATGATTGGCTCCTTTTAAAGTTATTTCGCCGCTTGCTTCTGCGCTCGCTTATAGGCCATGACCTTATCCATGTTACCTGTCTTTGAGGCTTCTTCTCGCAGCCGTTCTAGGGTTGAGTCAACAGCGCCCCTTGCCGGGGCAGTTGCCGAGAATGTTTTCTCGGGCTTTGTTGCCGCTTTACGATTTGAAATTTTCAATTGGCTCTCCAATTTTGCCACCGCAAATGCGAATTTTACGGGATCGTCTATTGCTGCAAGCTCTTTAGCCTTCTTGGGGTTCTTACCCAAAGCATAAATCACTAACGCAGGGTTCTCAGCACCTTGAATCATCACACCCTGTTGAACTACGTTAAACAACTGCTGCGCGACTTCCTCAGCGTCGTCATAGTCCCTGACCTTTAACTTGGTCTTGGCCTCAACGTAACCCTCCAGCTTCGCGTTCCAAGCTCGTTGCTGCTCCTCTTCGGAGCGGCGGGCTTTGGTCTGCTGATCATCGACGAGTCTTTTGCGCTCGTACCAGTCAGCCAGCGACTGCTCGTATTTCTCGGTGTCGTAATCTAAAGCTTCAAGGCTAGGCTTTGCGCCAAGTGTTACAACTGGATTGGTCTCAGTTGATTGGCTTACCCGGCTCTCCAGTTCTCGATTACGTTTCTTTAGCTCCCTGTGTTC